GAAGCCTTCCTATTGGCCGTGCCGTGTCAGTTCAGCGTGGCAGCGACTATGTGGTCGCAAAGATTCAGTTCGCAGAGCGGCCTGCCGAACATCCGATTACTGCTGAGTGGGTTCCCGATACGATCTTGAGTCTGTTCAAACAAAAGGTCTTGCGTGCATTCTCTGTCGGCTTTATGCCTTTGGACATGAGGGATGCAACCGACAAGGATCAAAAGCGTTATGGCGAAGATGCTCGTCGCGTCATTACAAGTTGGAATCTAATGGAGTTCAGCGTTGTCCCNGTTCCCGCGAACCAGGATGCGTTGGCTCTTGAAGTATCAAAATCGTCGGGGTTTCTAAAGGAGGCTTGGAGCCTTCCTGCGAACAGTCCAAGGCTGATCGTTCCCCGCCGTGTTTTTTGTGTTAGTGACTCTGGAACAAAGCAAAGTCGTGAGGTCGCCATTGTCGCGGACCTGCCTCAAGCGAAAAAACTCGGTCGCGCAAATGCTGTTTCAAGCAAAGGGAAAGAAAGATGACTTGGGAAACACTTATCAAGCATCTCGCATCCGAAGGTTTTGAGGGAGAGGCTACGCTCGAAGAGGTGCAGAAGCACCTTGGCGACACAGGTCTTGATTCCGAAATGATCTCGGATGCCGAGGGCAACGAAGTTGCCATCAAATCGTTGTGGGAAACGCGCAAGCGATCCCGCATGGACATCGGTGCAACTCAGTTGGCCGAAGAGAATGCAGACCTTCGTGAGCAACTTGCTCAGAAGAACGTCGAAGACGAATTGGTTGGTCGTAAGACTGCTGTAATCACGAATGTTCGTGATCTCAGTCAGGACAACCCGACTCAAGGCTTCAAGCGATTGGGAGAGTTCTTCCAGTCCGTGAAGTCCGCTTCTGTACCTGGCGGTGTCAAGGACGCTCGCTTGGACAAGGCTGCACTTTCCTCATACGCCAACGAAGGCGTTGGTGCCGATGGTGGCTACTTGGTTCCCACCGAGTACGCCGACAAGATTTACGCGAACGTGTGGGCCGACGATGGCCTTCTCGCTCAGACAGATCAGTTGACCATCTCTCGTAACTCAATGACCTTTGTTACAGACGAAAACACCCCTTGGGGTTCTTCGGGTGTGCAGACGTATTGGGTCGAAGAGGCTTCTGCCATCACGCAGAGCAAGCCAGCACTCAAGTATGACACATTGCGACTTTCCAAGATCGCTGCATTGTGCCCTGCGACCGATGAGTTGTTGTCAGATGCAAATGCTGCTGAATCACTGCTTGCAGATCGTGCGGGTGATGCGATTCGATACGCCGTTGAGGATGCGATTCTTCACGGCACAGGGGCAGGTCAACCACTTGGCATTTTGAATGCTGGTTCGCTTGTCACTGTCGCAAAGGAAGGATCTCAGGCTGCTGACACGATTGCTGCTGAGAACATCCTCAAGATGTATGCACGCATGATGCACCGTCCCAACGGCAACGCTGTTTGGATTACTAATGCAGATTGCCTTCCACAATTGTTCACGATGAGTCTGAACAACAACCCGCTCTACCTGCCAAACATGCAGATGGCCGATTCGCCATACGGAACCCTTATGGGCCGTCCGCTTATCATCAGTCAGCACGCAAATACACTTGGCGACTTGGGCGACATCTTCTTTGCAGACCTCAGTCAGTATGTCACAGTCGTTAAGGCTGGCGGCGTAGAGGCTGCTCGATCCATGCACCTGTGGTTCGATCAGGCAACTGAGGCGTTCCGATTCAGCATGCGCATCGCGGGTCAGCCGTGGATGGGTTCTGCTGTGACTTCAGACAATAGTGCCGATACGGTTTCACCGTTCGTAACTCTGGCAGTACGGGCCTGATAAGGCCGAAAGGAGTATCCGATGGGTACTATCAACTCACTTGGTTCAGAACGGGCGGCTGTTGCAGCCGTCATTGATCCTGATGCCAACACGGCAGCGGCGTATACTTCAACCTACGTCAGCATGTCCACATTCAATCAGGTCGTGGCAGTCGTTCAGACTGGCACGCTTGGTTCTTCGGCTACGGTTGACTTCAAACTCGTACAGGCGACTGATTCGTCTGGCACAAGTTCAAAGGACATCAGCGGCAAGGCGATTACGCAGTTGGTCAAAGCGTCAAATGACGATGACCAAGCGGTTATCAACTGTCGTGCAGAAGAACTCGATGTCGATAACGGCTTCGATTACGTTGCGATGACGATGACTGTGGGAACGGCCACAAGTGATACCTCGGCAATCATGCTCGGCATGACGCCTAGGTACGCACCTGCGTCCGACAACGATGTGTCAAGCGTTCAGGAAATCATTTCCTGATTTGATTCGCGGTTTCGCGGGGGCGTGTTGGGGGGCTGGATTCGTCTGGCCTCCCACACTCCCCGCATAAGGTTGGAACATGGCACTTACAGCAGCACAACTCTCTGACCTCGTTACAAAGACAAAGGTGTACTTGCGCAAGTCGGACGATGATGCGTCGTTGTTGCAAGAGGGCTTCACCGTCTATCACAACGAGAGCGGAAGTGCGACAGCGGCCACCTTTGGCATCTCTGGCACGACGATCACAATGATCGTTACTGGAGGAGCGAATGCAGGAACACACACAATCGACTTGACGGCAGCGGCATACGACACAATGTCCGAAGTTGTAGACCGAATCAATGACTTCTCGAAGGGCTTCGTGGCAGACCTTATTGGCGACGGTGATGCTGCAAGCAGTACGCTGCGACCGATTGCCACCGTATCTGTGTTTGGCATTTCAACCATGCTGACTGCCAGATACACAGACAACGCGGCTATAGAGTTGATTGTCCAGCAGTGCTTCGATGCAATCGAGTCTGCTTGCGGTAGGTCATTCTTTAGTGCCGACTATGACGAGAGGGTATTTACGGCTAACAGTCGAACCCTCATCCTTGAGCAGCCTGATGTCCAACGTGTGACATACCTCGCTCTTGAGACTTACGACGGTATGCGTATCAGTTACGACGGTTCAGCTCAGAGAGCGAGCGTCGAGGTAACAGACACCATGTTGCGCCTTGTGGCTCGCACGGGAGGTACGGACACCGATACGACATACACATTCTCTAGTGTAGACTTCGACACCATTGGTGAGTTGGCGACGGCTATTGATGCCCTGTCAGATTGGTCTGCAACCCTGCTCAACGATGGGCCAAGCAAATTCCTGATCCGACGGCCTGCGGTAGCGGCCAAGACCGTCACGGGAACACAGAACATTACGGTCGAGTCCTGGCAGCAAACCGACAGCGACTACGACCTTGATTACGAAGCAGGCAAGGTGGCCTTGTCTTTTGATCCTCCATATGGCATTGCACGCATTGTCTACACGGCAGGTTTTGACTCCTTACCTTCTGCTGTAGAACGTGAGTTGCTGCGAATGGTGAAGGGCCAGTACGAATCCCTGAGCCGCGATTCCGCCGCCAAGAGCATGAAACTTGGTGACTACGCAATCTCCACCGACCCTGCTTCAGTGATGTACGTCTTAGACGCGGAGGCTGTGGCTTCTAGGCTGCCTAGATACAAGAGGGTTCTTCCATGAGTGTTGAAACCCTGTTCATTTCTAAGGCGAAGCTGGAAACGCGGACGCAGACTCTTGACGCATTTGGCGGCATCAAGGAGTCGTTTGCGACGGCACAATCCTTTGCCTGTCGGATTCAACCGACAAGTGCAGAGGAGCAGAACCTTTACAACCGCGAAGGTATGGTGGTCGAGGCGAAGGCTTATGTCTCCCACCGCCTGAACCCCAATGTGACAGACAGGGNGATCTTCGGTTCTCGGACGTTCTTGATTCGTGGGGTCTTGAACCCTGACGAGGCTGATCTCTACAAGGTCTTGTATCTGGAGGAGCAGTCCTAATGCCTGCGCCAATAGCAGCGGCTGCGGGCATGGCGGCGCGAGTTCTTACTGGCGGCGGTCGCGCCCTTATGGGCGGCGGTCGTGCTGTTGCAGCGGGCGGTGGAAGATCGGCCACTCTTAGAAGCAATCTCCGTAGCAAGATTGGTGAAATTTCTCGGCAAACAACTGCCGACCTCAAGTCAAAGGTTTCTCTTGATGTTGTTCTGTTTATCGACCCTAGATTCGTAAAGAACCTTGAGGATTCGGTAAAGAAAAGCATGGACCGATCTGGCACGTTATGGGCTAGAGGCATGAGGCGTGACATGGGTGCTTCGGGAACCGATGGCAGGATATCAAAGCCAGGCAGAGCGCCCGCCATTCAATCAACTGCTTTGGTTATGAGTATCGGCCACAAGCACGACAAGCCTAATAGTGGTCGCACGAAGTTCACGATGTACGTTGGTTCGGTTGGTCGGCAAACACTGAGGCGTGTCCCCAAAGAAAGACTTACTGAAGAACAGAAACGGGCAAAACTGAGAGAGAAAAGTCCGCCTTCGATGAAGG